ACCATCAACACTACCAGACCAGACATGTACAGGTAATCAACAAAGCAATTTAGTAAGAGATTGAGTTGTTTTTATTTTGTTAATCTATATTTTTTCTATTGTTATAAAGTAAATTGTTTGAATGATGGTTTGTACAATTTGCCATTGTCCCTGCCTGAGCCTGAGCCTGAGTATCCATCACTGCGATGCCAGCCGTCGCGCCTTTGTAGGCCACTCATCATTCTTGGCACTGGCTTAGGCTTTGGTGTCTGTTTCCTTGGTGGCTTTTCTTTAGTGCCAGTATAGCTACCACCTCCAGGGTCATCACCATCTGGGTCGGCTGCTGTCGCTTGTACTGCTATGTCATATATTGTGCTCACAAAAAATCGCCCAGTTGCCCATGCACTGACCAAGGCAATACGCCCCAACTCTAACCCAATTTGTCCAACAACCCCCCCAGCTCTTACACCAGCTCTTACACCACTCTCTACAATGGGAGCCGCGGCTTCCGTCGCATCTATAGCCCCTTGCCCAAATGCTCCAAAGGTGTTCCATGCACCTGTACCAATGGTTTGACGATCAGGTACATGTTGCCATGTCTCTAAGATTCTAGCCCAGAGTAAGTTACCATTATGTGCAGTGACACACCAAACATCATTACCATGAGTCATTAAAATTACTGTTGATTCATGGCCAAGCACCCCTGCTGCAATTACAATACTATGTATTTGGTTAACATGTTCTGGATCACCTATAATAGTGTCACGAAGTGTCTGCAATACACCTGAATCAACACCTTGTAATTCTACAGATGGTAATGTTAAGCTTATACCAGTAGGCATTGCAGAGACAGGGTACTGATCTGTGACGACTGCAGTTATGATAGCATTAGTAATAGTAGTGATGCTTGCAGGTGCACTTGCAGGTGCAGATTTGCTTCTCATATTAGCACTCTGATTGGTTGGTGGTGGTCTGGTATCCTCCGATCTTGAACGTAACTCTGACTTGTTGACTGGTGGCAACAAAACATTGATGTCCTCAATTAATTGTGAAAATATAAGTTCCCCATCTTTATTTCTCTCACTCAGTGTTGCTTGCATAATCTCCAGTGGGGTCAGTGGCTGTCTGGATGGCTTGTGTGGTACAACTTTGATGTTAAAGGATGGTATTTCACCTTTTGTTTCACCTCCTTCAAAAGTTAGGTGTCTCTGATCAGTTGGAATTTGTTGTGTTTTCACTGTTGCACCATGAACTACACTTGATCCAGTTTGTCTTTGTATTTGTCTTGTTTTTTTTCCTGACATTTATTTAATAAATATCTGTTTAAATATTGTGTTTTTTCTGATTCAACATGTTGCAGTACATTAAAACTTTATCTATAAAAGCCTGAACATTTCAACACATCAATGAATAACTTTTCCACTGTCATTCAAACCAATGATATTTGGTCCATGGTCCATGTGTTTGTCCCTGCAGTTCTAGCCATCTATACCCCCAGCATCTGGAAATTTTTGACCATCCTATATGTTTTTGAATCTTGTGAGTTTTTAGTCTCACAAATACCAGGTTTTGATTATTGGGGTGAGGTTGGGTTTGATTCAAAGGTAATTGACATTGTAATGGGACTCCTGGGATATGCACTTATTTATTCACTTGGACCCAGACACTTTGCTCCTGGTACTGACCAGTCCAAGTTTGCTGTCCTCTGCCCCACCGAAAAATCCTCAGAATTGTACAAGACCCTGGTTGGGCCTCTGCATGTGGTGTTGGCATCACTGTCCACTGTTTGGACAGTGATGGCAGGGGAGTTTGATTGGATGCCAACAGAGTTGTACTACAATTGGGTTGTTTTTGGAGTGTTATACTTGCTATGGGCTGTACTTTTTGGACTGGAGAGATGGGCAATTGTGGCAGTTTGTCCAATTGTCATTATTTCTTTGGTGAGTCTATCAATTGGACATACAGCTGTTGTTGCATTTGTTACATCTGTACTGGGACTGGTGGTGTTGCACTGGGTGAAACCCCCATCACCTGTACAGAAGGACACATTGCCCATCTCTCTAGAACAGAACAAAAAAATGTACCAACACAATTACAATCTGATGTTTTAATGCACTCATGATAGATTATTTTTGATCCAATTCTTTTATTTTTTGCTGCAGTGCCACAGCATATTCTGATAAAAATACAGTCCTTAGCAACAGGTCCGACTCTTGCAGAGTAGCTCTGGTCATGGGGTCAGTACCTTTGGCTCGAACCCAGGTCAGTAGTTGTATTCTGTCATAGTAGTGGTCATTGACAGGAGTTTTGACCAAATCTGTCGAATAGTCTTGAGAGATGGGACACCGCAACATGTGGGTAATTTCATCCCATATTGGATTGTTTTCATATCTGTGTTCCAATTTGGTCATGACAGAGACCAATGCTGTGGTCACATTTGCAACAATGGCTTCCAAAATCATGGTGGGTACAATATCGTCGCACAATTGAATGGCCCTTTCAGCAAAATGTTGTTGTCGTTGCTGTCTGATCACAAACCGACACACAGTGGTGGAAACAGTGGTGCGAGGATCGGTCAATAAAATTTCAATGTGTGCAATCCTTGAATGGGCACAGGCATATTCCAATGGTGTTTGGTGGTTTTTCAGTGCAATGTTGGGGTTCATTCCTTTTCGGAGACACACTTCTAAATAGTAGGCAGGCACTGACATCAGACTCTCCATTTGTGCATTGGGAATGAGGTTGACTCTCTCCACTACTTGTTTAAAGAGGGCGCGGTGTTGGCGACGTATTGCAGCTGCAATGCAAGCGGGTGCCATCGTTTTGGCTGCTGTCACACAACACATTGCAGTTCGCACATGCATTTTAGAAATGATCTTCAACCACTGCCCTAGAGTGGGCAGGTATCCAGATTCCAAACATTTATTCAATGCATTACAATTGTTTTGGTGAAGAGCTGTGGCAAATCTGGATTTTAAAAGGCCGGAGGCTGTGAACAGTGTGGTGGGGATGGTTGTTGTCATTGACTGGGAAGTTGATTGATGCTGGTGAACTCCATCAACCCTGTCTATCACAGTAGGTTTGTTCATTTTGTCATCCACATTGGTGTGACTGTTCACAATGAGCATTCTTAGTTCTGATTGGTGGACCTATTATATAGTATTAAATATTATCATAAATACTATCATAAATATTATCATAAAGATAAATCTTATCTAACTATAAAGGATCTCCCATGCGCCCATCTGTGTGATTGTACTGATGGAAGTGCTGGAAATTGACCGAACGTACTTTGTTTCTATGGTGAATATGCAGCACATGATGGGACTGACGGATGTTCTTTTCCGCAAAGCTCTGGATCAGTACTCCATGACCTGCAAACCTTTGGTGATGAATGGGTCCAAGTTGGTGTCGTGCAAATCCGCAAGTTACTTGTTGCAATGGGCCATGGAACAATCCCATTCATTGGAACCGTCCATGCAATCCTATTTCCATGGCCTACAGCAGTACACCAAAAAAAAAACCAAGCGATTGCTCAGTCGGTCCCTCCGCATTGAGATTGCCTACCGTCAACAGTATGCCTGTCAAGCATGTGGCTTGTTTCCCCTGCCTCCCACTTTTGAGGTCGACCACATTGTCGAAATCCAGGATGGGGGCAGGGATGTCGCCGACAATTTGCAAGCGTTGTGTGTGGCGTGCCACCGCGACAAGACCCGGTTAAATCGTCTGTCCAAGATTCCAATGTTCCAATCAGTGTCGATGTCTCCATCACTGAAACCCCCAACATCATTGAACAACGAACCTGCACTGTTTCCCAACCCTTTGCCAAAACAGGTTTTTTCTAAATATTTTTGCAAACACAACAATGGTGTATAAAGGAAGTGTTTTGGTCTATTGTTCATGATTGTAGTTGCTATAGACCCAGGCATTCGTAATTTGGGTTGGTCTGTGTACGACACAACAGCCGAAAAATTTTTAAATTTCGGCCGTTTCGATTTGATTGAGGGTCACCCCAAAAAAATGCATACCAAATATGCCAAGTTGGTCCGGGCCTTTGTGGATGCTTCATCGGCGGTGTTTGACATGGCTGACATTGTGTGCATTGAAATGCAGATGACAGCCAAATTTAAAGTCATCGCCACAGCGTTCCAATGTTTTTTTTGGGACAAAGCACATTTGGTCTCACCCCGTTCGGTGCGATGCCATTTTGGAATTTCCACTGGCGACTACGCCAAAAACAAGAAGGCGTCCATTGAACTGATCCCAACATTGTCCATTCCCGCCCAAAACCAGCTCCTCTTTCAAACGTTTGACAAAAGCAAACGTGACGATGTGGCTGACGCCATGTTGCTGGCATTGTACTGGACTGCTGTCAAAGTTCATGCTGTGGAGCCCTCCTCTAAACGTCGGAGAGTATATAAATGAATACCACAGTAGAGAACCATGGACCTGATACAGTTGTTCCCCATTCTGGTCACTCTTTTTTGTTTCCTATGGTTTATGCAAGTGTGGTTGAGTGTCTGTGGTCTGGGTTGGTGGGTCTGTCGCAAAACATCTGTAGTTGTTACTACTGTCCCATACTATACAATAAAAAAATGTTGGGGGATGGTCAAACCACCTAAAATACAGTAAATATTTGATTTGAGTCTACATCTATTTGTTTGAACCCATTGTGTGCCCCATTCCCTTTGTGGTGCTTTGTGTCATGGCCACCATCTGAGGGAAAACTGACTCCAACCACTCGACCGAATTGCGAAGCATAATAATGTTCTGATTGAACACTGCATTTGTTTTGTTCCATTGTGTGGTAAATCGTGTGATCCAGCTGGATGTATGGGCAGCAAGTGTCAAAGTGTTGTTGCTCTGATACCGAACAATTCGTTCAAATTTGTTCATCAACACCAAATGGGCCTGCAACTGCAACTCTGTTTGGGTCAATGCTGCCGCAGATGTTTTGAGGGTGTCATTGTCCAAGACATCTATTTTTCTCAACGAGGTCATTGCCTCATCTCTCAACGTCGACAGTGTGGTCCTCTGTTCCTGTGCTTGGGAAATCCAGACCATCACCTGTTCAGTAATCAAATTGTTCTGACTTGGACCCACCCATTCTTGATTGACAATTGTGCCCAATTGTTTGAGGAGAGCTGTGTACTGCTCTTTCTGCTTATCCAGAACAGCATTATGTCTGGACAGTGTTGCAAGTGTGGACCAATGATTGGGGGCAGTCACCCTGCGTTTTTTTTTGGGAGGCATTTGAATACATTTGCAACACATAAATATAAATTTATTGAGTTTTTTTTTTGGAGTAGATGGAAGAAACAAACGGGTTCAGCATCTTCGATATATAATATTTAAAGGAGACATTTTAAATAAAATGATCCGAGTGTCTGAGAAAAAGCCATTGCTCTGTTCCACTATTATATTTGATGTCGCTCTACTACTGATTTTTCCAACATTTCTATGGTTATCTTGGCCAAACCCAACTCCCACCTCCGTTTTCATTTTCCTTATTGTTTGTCATGCTGCTATCGGCATCATGCGTTATGGATTTGAGCGCGAAATCCTGTGGCCAATATGGGCTGACCTATTGGCAATTTTCAGTGGCATCATTCTCATTGTTTCTGCATTTATACCACCACCACTGATGTACATGAGGGTCATTTTTGTGTTGTCTGGTCTTGTGTTATGTTATGGTCACATTCGCAAAATAGTCTGGCCCGATTTACCCTACTATTTTTCTGACACATTGCCAATCACAAAAACCCCATCTGTTTCACTCGTTTTTTAAGCAGCAGTAATATTTGTTTGCTCAAAAACAATTTATACTTTTGCTATATCAATCTTCATTGTCTTGATGAACCAATCGGAGAGATAACATTGGCAACAAATCAAACAGATGGCAGACCAGCATCAGTTTCCAGAGGTTGCTGAAATTGTCGGCAGAAATGCCAAACATGGTTGTGAGCAAAGACCCCCATTCTTGGCCCACCACTCCACCAATGTTGGTGATGGACATGAGCAGGGCGTACAGTGTACCTTCAACCCCTACGGGACAAATACGTGCTCCCATCACCACCATCGGCATTGTAATAAACTGTCCAACCAGTGTGATGACTATGCGCTCAATCAAAGCAAATACAAAGTCTGGAATGCCCATGCTACGGTTTGTGTGGAAGACCAATAACAGCAACGAATTGGACAGGACAAACGACAGGAACAGAGCAACACCAAGAATTTTACGAAAGGAGATGTTGCGCAAGTATCGTTTGTAGATGTAGGTGCCGATTATCGCGACCAAATGTCCCAAGACATCCAAAGTGCCAAATTCGTCTGGGGTAAAATTCAACTCTCGTTGGTAGAAAAAAGTCATGACACTGCCGTAGCCCGGTGTCACACAGACCAGAAACAAAAACAAAGTGGGGCGGTAGATGGAGGGTTGACGCAATGCTGTCGACATCTTGTTGCGGGTCACTCGCCAGTTGGCCACAGTGGCGTCGCCCGGTTCGTGGACAAAGACCGACACAACTGCGATCGCAACAGGGACCATTGAATTCAAGTGAAACACCTGAACTGCACCGAGATTGTCGTACGCAATGGCACCAAAGATGGAGGCGACCAACCCCCCAGTAAAACGGAACATCCAAGAGTACGACTGTATGGTGCCCTTGTTTGCTTCCGATTCAGTGCGGGCGATCTCTACCAACAACGAGTCGGCCATCACGTCCGTAAAACAGAGGCCGGTCGAAGACAGTGTCAGGACCAGCGTCACTGTGAATTCGTCGCGTGGGCAAAACGGGAGCAATATCCACATGAACGAAGACACGTATGCCCCCATAATCATGTAGGGACGCCGACGGTAGCCAAACACTGGATATGAATCGGACAAAAATCCATACAGGGGTTTCAGACACCATGGTACACTGACAATGCCAAATATTGCGGCCATTTGTGCGGGGGTTACCCAGTCCATCAGCCAATAGCGTAGAGAAATGGAAGGAAACGAGAAACAAAAACCGAGAAGGAAATAGAAAAACAACAGTGGCTTGTGTTTCATTGGTTGTTTGAGTGGCTGGTGGATTCAAATAGTTGTTGGGGGCAGTGTGTGAATGGATTTTTAGTCTCGACTTATTTCTCGTTGCAGGACTTCCTTTGACCAAGCTTTTTCTCCAGTGGAGGTGTTTTCCCAGTACAATGTGCCGGATTTCTCACATTCAATTTTGACAATGGAGGTGGACAATGTGGGTGGTTGTTCGGCCACTACATGTTGGACATAGTCAGACATGTTTGTGTATAGAGAAAACCATAGCTGTATTTATAGGCGACATTTTTTGTCCATGCAAGGTTTGAGCTTCTTCTGACAATAAAAATCTCCACATGGTAGATCAGGATTAGTCATGAAAATGATTTTTTTCAGATGGGTCATGCATTCTGTACCTTGGATGGTCAAACGAAAATCAAAGGTGAGGTCAGTGGGACAAGTTTTGACCACATAGTGCCCTGCTGTCAGGAGGCCCTGCACAATCTCGACCATTGCACGCTCACCATTTTCCAGGCAAACCACTATGTCACTGTGGGAGTACTCCATAGCCAGAACATTGTCCAGAGTGTAGACACGTCGAATTTCATTGGGCTTTAACTCCAGCATCTCGACACTGTCTTTCAAAAAAATTAGAGACATCAAAGACGTGTGCAAAAAATAAAAAGTGTTAAATAGTGACCATCTTTTGTTGTGTGCGCGCGCGCTTGAAGTGCAGTCTATTTATAAAAAAAATATTTGTTGATTAAATTACTTTATTGTTCTGGAAACAACCCCTTCTCTACTGCATAAGTTTCGATGCTGTGGGTGACATCAGTAATAGTGCTTTCTGTGACATTGGCATTTTGGCTCATTGATCTCAACCATTGTTTGTACATTGGGCTCACATCTTTGTCCTCCTCTATCCCAATATGCTTGATGAATTCGGCCAACATTTGCGAAAGACCTTCTATGTTGGACTTTGCCAGTACATGTTGAAGTTGAACAGTCATGCCTGGGATCTCATCCACCAGTCTGTGTAATCCTTGCTCATCATTGACAAAATTGTCCATTTGTGACACCAGAGTTCTGCTAAACTCGCCATCGTCACTACCCACCCACCCATCGTGGTCTGGGAAACTATGGGCAACTATTCGGTGGAACCCTGATATTTTGGGGTTCGCTGCCCTGTTTCTGTCAGGTTTGACGACTACTGGGGGGTGTTTTTGTTCTGGATGTTTTTGTTCTGGATGTTTTTGTTCTGGTCGTTTTTCTTCACCGCGATGTTTAAAATAAGACATAATTGTTGGCTTTAACATGCTTTATATAATGTCTTTTTTTCAAAATGTCTACAACTGATATATACTTTCGGGACAAATGTTGTTCATTTGTCGGTTGATGCTTGGTGGATTTGAACAAACATTTCGACCAATGTACCTTGAATGATAGATTGTATCTGTGGGCTTTGGTACAAAGGATCTTGACGGCCTAAATATTCGCTTACAAACAACACGTACAACATTTCAGTGTCGATGACGGTGTGTTCAGTAGGGTAGATGCGACGAGACATTAGGACAAACACCTACAGTTACAAGTATATACCCCTCATTGGCAATGAGGCCGATTCATCATTACCAATCGATAATGAGACAACTCCAACTGTCGACGAAGAGCAACAATTTCATTGGAGGAAGTTTGGACCAGTTCGTGGTAAGCCTTGGTAATAATCTGGTTGTTCTCCTGTAAAGTCGCCCGAGACTGCACCACGTCCAGGTACATTCGACGCAGAGTCAGCAAATGTGGCAGCAAAAATGCCATGGCCTCCTCAGCAGTGGGGATCGACGCCTTCAAACGCTTGTGAATGCGATCCACTTCGCAATCGAATTCTGCCGAACGCTTGTGTGACACCACTGCTATCGTAGTCGGGCGAGACCTTTTGATGGAAGTTTGTCGAACATCAAAGTCACACGGGCGTTTCAGTGTATGAAGGGGACAGTGCTTTTTGTTAGACACCAGTAATCCACCATCCCGGGAACGTTTGGACATGGTGGGGCTGTCACAATTTTGGAGCACTTTATAAGACTTTTTTCAAACCTGAAACAAATTAGGTCAATCATATGTGTTTTTGGAAGTATTAAACGGATATATATGTAGCAGTGAAATGTCTCTCCACAGTGTGGAGGTGAATACTGCCACATTGTTGTCGGCACTGATGTTGGATCAACCACCATCACATTTGCCTATCTTTTCGGTGAGGGATCGCTGCCTTCGAATTACGACATTTCCTGCCGAAATGTCTGGGATGCGTGTGCAAACGGTGGAAGTGGCGAGCAGCGAATGTCTGTGTTTTCGAATGTCTGAAAAGGTGTGTCGTTTTTTGCAGCGTTGCCAGGGGTATCACAATATGATGTTTGCATTGGACAATGGGACACTGAAGGTGACATTGGAATCGACTTGTAGCGCCCTGCAAGTCGAGTGGCCAGATGTGGACACAGTGGAAGAGGTTTATTTCGACAGACATGTCGATGACATCACCATGTCTGTGGCCACGGACGAGTGGTTAAAACTGTGGCAAACTGTGCCCGACATGGGGGAAGTGACCGTGCGCTGCCATGCCCGTAAAAAAAATGTGACTCTGACACACGTCTCCAACAAATGGGCCGCGGTTATTCGAATTCCTACTGCGGCTGACAGAGATGGCGTTTTTGTTTGTCGCGGCGACATTGCCAGGACTTTTTTTGGTACATGCCCAATTGGGTCGGCATTCTCAACATTTTCAGTGCTGACTTTTATGAGCAACGGGGTGTTGAAATGGCAGGTGGGTAAAGTGGAGGTCTATTTGGCACCGTTTGTAAAAGAACCGTAGTACAACAGATTGATTGGTGTGGTTGTCCAATGGTACAACTGACACATTCAAGTATTTGAAAATCCCACTGTTATCATGTCAAAATTGTCTATATAGACAAACCATCAATATCTAAACATGTCACGTCGTTCATCAACAGGCGACAATGAAACGGACCGAATGATTGCTCCCGACATTGAATCGGGCAAACTCAAACCCAACAATGTGTATGAACTAATGAAGTTGCGCGAATTGCAATCTTTTGTCACCAAAATATACTGGCTGGTCATTTGTTGTTTTTTCGCAGTGGGCATCATTATGGCTCTGGTTCTGTCCGACGGCACATTCAAAGATGTTTTCATGGCTGAAAACTTGCTGTCGTCGGTCGGCATATCCATGTACATCTTGCTGGTGGCGCTGATGGTCATGTGCAACAGCCACAACGAAATGAGAGTCGTCCTGTTGCTGACAATTCTGTTTTTTACGGGCTGCCTGTCTGGGTTCATGTTGGCTCTGCATCTTCTAGATGTGTCCATCACCCTCAAGTCTGGAAAAACATAAATCAACACCAACTTAACATACATGTTGAACAAAAACTAATGTACTTTATTTGTATGTTTATTTAATAATTAGAACTGGTATTTCTGACAATTTTCTTCCCAAAATTTGTCGCCCACTGTCCATCCACGTTCTTGGAAAATCGCATGCCCTTGCTCAACAAGGTAGTTGACAGTGGACTTTCTTGATTCAGTGAGCCCGACATTTTCCAAGACAATCCGCCCCTGACTCAGTCTCGGCACATGCGCACGGTGCTGCTCGTCAGAAAATAAAAAACGATCCAAACTTAACGTGTCCAACCAATTGTACAACAGAGCAAAAACAGCTTCGACAGTTCCGTTTCCAGTCTGTGTCAGAGCAATGGCAGACCATTTCTGCAACACAGAGTAGTCGGCACGCGCCTCTTTGTGCTGCAACTGTGCCATTCGACAGGTACACCACCAATGGGCGTACGATTGAGGGAAAGAATCGTCGGTCTTGACCAACTGGTCCAGTGTTGAGCGGCCAAAACGATGGTGTACATAGTTCAACATGTTGGGAACAGTGTCGTACGGAAAGTCCCGATGTCTCAACCACTCGTGAACTTCCTTGGTGTCCAACCAATTTTCGGGTACTCTTTGAATCATGGTTGGACTAATATGCTGTATTTAAATAATCGGTTCTGGAGAGTTGAACATGTTGATCGTGGTATTGGGTGCTTTGTTGTCAAGTGTGTGGTTTTGGTACGAATGCAATGTTGAAATGTGGTTTGCCTCGATTTTTGTCACTGTTCTGGCGACCACTATCTATGACATGCAACAGTGCATCAACAACCAATTCCTGTCAAAATCACTGCAGTCCATGAAAACAACACAGTGCTGCACCATGACTGAACATTTCAAAGACCCGCGATACGTACTGCGTACCACAATGGCGCTACGGGTCTTGACGGGTCTCCTGGCCGCTGTCGCGGTAGTTATTTCGTGTTATTTCAAGGAAGATTTTTCCACCGGTCACTACCTGGTTGTCTCGGGCTCTTGGGTCACTGTCTGTCTGTTTTGGTTCATCTCCTGCGTGCCTCTGGTAGTGAGTCTGTTGCAGTGTGCCGCGGCCACCACCACGACCACCGTCATCGAGTACCGAAAAGTGGTCACGGTTTGGGTGGTGCACGACCTATTTTTGGGCATCTTCTGGCTCTATTTGGCCATTATGCTGTACGATTTGGCGGACGACGGCGACGACAGTGAGTGGCGCACCATATTCCTGTCCATGATATCGTGGCATTTGATCATCTTGGTGTTGCACGAAATATACATGAAAAATCCAGCCACACGACCGCCACTGGGCAAAACTTGTTGTGGCCCAGGCAGCGTCCAGCCTTGGTTTCGTTTTTTTTTACTGTTGTCGTTAGTGGGTATGTACATTGTCGTCATCTCTCGCATGCAACGCAACGACCTGGGCAAAATGGGTATGCCCGTCGGTCAACTCTGTTTGTTTGGCCTGGCTACCCTGACGGCATATACATGCAAAACACAAGTGCAAAAACTGGAGAGGACACCAGAACGTCCAGTGCCCACAGTTGCAAAGATGTTTGCCCCAAACAACCTGATGTTTTAAACAAAGGACCGGCTCATATTCAAAAAAAATGTACTATAAACTTGTACAGATTTCATTTCAAATATGTCTCGCCTTGCTTTCCGCGCACCATCTCCGACCACCAACAAAATGCAACCGATAAAACCCACCGTTTCACACCATATTGTCCTTGAAAGTACGATGCGGCCAGTGGGAAACAACAGCTACGACAACATCAGAGTCTCGGAACAGGCAGTTGTGTTGTCCAAACTGCGTTCCAACGGTAAAGACATCTTTGAAATGAACGAGACCCGGAGAGTCAAAAGCGGCGGAACAACACTGTACCAAACAACCGAGATGTATGGCACGTCCATGTCCATTGAAAACATAGTAGAAACATTAAAACAGGCCGATTTGACTTTGAGAGTGAATTTCAATCGTCCGGGTGCCCATTCAAACACGACCTGTATGGCACTCAGCTCGGAAACTCTACAAAAATTGGTCAGTACAACTGCCGATGCGCACGGCAACAAGATTGCGGAATTGCGCGTGAGTGCTGAGACTTTGGCCAAGGTCCCTCGCCACGGTGCCTTTTACGTGGCGATTGCTCAAAAGGGCACCCAACACTATTTGTCACACATAGACTATAAAATCATGACCCAGTACGATGAAATGTATCACGGATCAAAATAAAATTTTATTTATAATAGTCGACTATACTAAATGCTAAATATTACTAAAACAATCTGTCATAGTTCGCCCACGTCCGGTTTGACTTCGGCCTTCTCGTTGTTGCTACTTGTTCTGGCCGGCTCTGGCATTTGTTGGTAGGGAAGTGCTGCTGCAGCACAGGCATGTTGCAGGTAGGTGTCCCAGGGCAAAACGCCTCGCTCCCAGTGTTGATGCAAGGCTTCCACATCAAGAAAGGGCGAGACCGGAAACATGATTTCAACCTGCAGTCTTTTTTTCAGAGCATAGACCTCGGACATGTTGTTGGTTCGTTTTCGTTTTTTGCCCATGGCTTTCATCAACTGCCCTTTGATGTCCTCGGCATAGATGAGGTTGTAGACCTGTTCGCAAGCCACTTGCAGAATGCTTTTCCAGGCCATGACCGTCTTTTGAAAAGTTTGGTGAGTGCCCTCCGCATCGGATTTGTGAGGGGTGTCCGACATAAACAAAGAACGAGGCACGCCCATCACGCCACATATAATGTCTTCCTGCATCTTCAGTTGGGCAACCAGATCCCCTCGGCCAGTTTGAGCCGGGACGTTGACCAGGCGCTGGCCCAACGGTAAGGCGACCACGTTTTCCAAGACATTGCCACCCGTCGACAGTTGGTCCACACCACTGAAAAATTGATCGTACAGCTGCTGCTGCTGAACCAATTGGCTCACATTGGAACGATTGCGCTTGAATTTATTGCGTTCACTTTCATCCTGCATGTCGCCATCGGCGTAGTAATCGTACTGTACCCCCTCTACATTGTCGGACTTGATGTCGACGGCTTCCGTCATCAACGTGGGGTTCGCTCGTTTTTTTTCCATGGCCAGACTGCTCCCCATGAGAGCATTCATGTATCGAACTGACGGGAGCAGATTAGACACAATAGAGCAAATACGACCATTGCCGGTGGGGGAATACCCAAAAATGTCCAACACAAT